TGTCAAATTAAATCTAAAAAAACTTATGCACAGCGATGTGTGTATAATATGTGTATAAATGTGGATAACTTTAAATATAGAGATGGTCAAAAACAGCCAATGTGCATAAGTGTATAAATAGCGTTATAATATTTATTGTTGTAACGTGCTGATATTAAGCTACTTAATGCATATGCATTGCTAACGCTTTGCAGTTGCTATGCTAATAAAAGAAAGAAAAGAAATAAAAGAAAATAGTAGTAAAGAAAGAATGACGCGATTTTACTACTAATAACGTTCTTCTTGACAAGTATCATGTAAGCTGCATGTATAAGCAAAAGAGGCAATATGTTCAATAAAGAAGAGCTAAATAACCTATTTTCATCTAAAAACGACAAGGTTCATGAAGATAACACATCGGAAGGAATAGACGAATCTAAGCCTAAACCAAGGCGTTCAACTGTATTAAAAAGGCATACAACATACCAGTATAGACGTGCATTTTCAGAGACAAAGCTGCTTGATTTGGTTTCACCAGAAGAGCTAATTGATGGGACTTCATTTAACTTTATTACAGGTGGTGATGTTGACGCATTAAGCTACCTAAAGCTTATATTACGAGCTCAACCACTTGATTACGTGCTTGCTTCAACGTGGTGCATGGCTCAAGAAGACATATTTCAATTCAAAGACTGGCATGAGCAAGGTCTTATTAAGAGAGCAGACTTTTATGTTGGTGAGATTTTCCCAGGAACTTACAAAATTGAGTACAGGTTTCTAAAAGAGGTTGCAGAGCTATATAATGGACGTGTAGCAGTGTTTAGAAACCATAGCAAGATATTTGCAGGTATAGGACAAAAGTTTGCATTTGGCATTCAAACAAGCGCAAATATCAATACTAACACAAGAACTGAGAATGGCTGCATCCAGATAGGGACAGATATTTACAACTTCTATAAAGATTATTTCGACGGGATAGTAAGCTTTGAGTAAGAAGCAAGTAAGCAAGCCCAAGAAAATAGGTAGACCACCAAAGCCAATTGATCTTGATACGGTTACGCTAATGGCAAGTAAGTGTTGCTCTATTGAAGAAGTAGCGACAGTATTAGGAGAGCCTCCGAGTACATTGTCACAACGTGAGGACTTTACGTCTGCCTATCAAAAAGGCTACACTTCAGCAAAAATGATGCTTAGATCCAGAATGTTTGAAGCCGCTGTAAAGGATAAAAACACGGCAATGGCGATATTTTTAGCTAAAAACATACTTGGAATGAGAGACAAGCCAGAAGAGCACGCTGGTGAAGATACGGTGCATGTCAGTGGTTTTGAATTCGTCACGGAAGACGAGGCTAAAAAGCTTGAAAAGGCTCGGAATAAAGCAGCAAAGGATAACGATGAACGTTAAGCAAGTTGTGCAACTATACGACTATCAAGCTGCATTTTTGCGAGACACAGCGTCAACTAAGCTGTTTGTCGGTGGTTATGGTTCAGGGAAGACGTTTACAGGCTTACAGGTTGCAAAAGACATGTTACAACGATGGTCACCATATGCGTTTATTCTTATTGGCGGACCTGATTACCCACTGCTTACTACCTCATACATTGAACCTCTTCAAGAAGAGTTTGAGCTATTGAAGATCAACTACAAATATAATAGCCAACATCATCTAATGAAGGTTGATTCACCATATCTGAAAGGAAAAATCAGGTTTCTTTCATACAAAGATCCTGCCGGGATAGTGTCATTTAATGCAACTGGGGCTATTTTAGACGAGCTTGACACAATATCCCCAACTAAAGCAAAAAACGTTTACAATAAGATATTGGGGCGTCTAAGAGGGTGCGAAAAACCTCAAGTGGCAGTTGTTACCACTCCTGAAGGTTTTCGGTTCACTTATGAGCTATCTAAGAAGAGTTATTGCTCGGTTCACCACGCCAAGACTACCGACAACAAAAGCCTGCCAATTGACTACATAAACAACTTATTGGAACAATACGACGAGAAGCACGTTGATATGTATGTCAATGGCAACTTTGTCAATTTGTCTGGCAACAACGCTATTTACAACTTTGACCGCAAAAAACACGTTATTCCTTCGCTGTGCGCAAATGACATCCAAACATTCGAGCACTTAACAATTGGTATGGACTTCAACGTTGACCCCTTTTGTATGACTGTTTCAGCGATGTGGAACGGTGTTAAAATCACCTTTGATGAGTTTTATATTAGAAACCAAGGGGCTGTAAACGGTTATTCATCATATGTAGACAAAGCCCTCAATATGTTGCTAAACAAGTATCCTAATGCTACATTTGCATTAATGAAAGAAAAAACACTTGACAACAAAGTAAACAAAGTATACACACTAATGGCAAGACCTGACGCTACTGGTCGAAACAGAAACGTTTCTGCAGCTATAACGCCATTGATGGAGATTAAGTCATACGGAATAGGTCTTGAGGCGTTTATTAAGAACAACCCGGCTGTGACAGACAGGTTAAACGTAGCAAATACGGCACTATCAAAGGGGAATGCTTTGATAACTGAAAACTGCGTGAATTTGATAGAAGACATTGAAAAGGTAACCGTTGACCAATACGGTGAGATTGATAAGAAAAACAACGACAAGATGAGAACTCACATACTCGATGCATGGACTTACGACGTTTATTGGGAGTTCTTTAAAACTTTTGCAAGGGGTAGACATGAGTAGTTACGTTGACAGCCTGCGATTGGGGCAGATTACGACAACAATGCGGAATGACCTTATTCGGCGAAGAGTTGCCGCAAACGCTCTCAACTGGCTAAATAACGTACAATATGAGCAAACAGTTGATTATATACGCTCACTGTGGAGCAATGACAGTGACCGTAAGATACTCATGATTGACCCGCTTCCTTTTGTTAGCATGATCTGCGGAGAGCTTGGTAGCACGTTCAATGACAATGTTACTATATCTGCAGAAGGTGCTTCCGAGTCTCAAGCTAAGTTATTATCACAGATGCTTGATGACTGCTTATTTTATACTAAACTGCAAGACATTGATAGACTTGTTGAATGTGTCGGCGATATTCACGTACTGCCAACAATTACCAACGGGAAGGTAGACATTGTGATTGTCACTCCGGACAGAGCAATGGTCAAGCAAGCAGAAGGAAACCCATCCGCTGCAAGAGTCTTTTACTACCTGATATCACAGACATACGACTCCCCAACAATTGCAAGAGAAGAGATTTGGGGCAAGTTTGACGACTTCTTCTATACAGAGGTCAAATTTATACATGGAAAAGAGCTTGCCATTACTGAGCCTGTCTTGCATGGGTTTAGCCGGATGCCAGTCGTTCATTTCAGCAACCGAATGTTATATGACCGCTACTGGAACGATAGCGACTATAGCCATATCTTACTCAATCAGTCTCTCAATGCGCTGATTGCTGCTGAAAATCATATGCTTTACGACCAATCTTACAGCCAGCTAATATCTACCTATGATTTTGACATTCAGACCATAACGTTGGGTATTGACAGGATGGTGCAAGCCCGGAGCGGAATGCCAGGGACAGAGGGAGAAATTAAGTTTCTGACCCCTGACGCCAAAATTGAGGCAGTTTTAAAGGCTATAAACGAAAAGGTAGACCTATACCTCGCCATGTACAAGCTGTCTGGTGAGATGATTCGTAAGCCGAGCAGTGCGGCATCTGGGTATCAATTAAAGTTAACACAGGCTGGAAAGCGTGAATATATCGACCGCAAAAAGCCTCTGTATAATCAGCGTATTCGTGAGCTTTTAGAGCTTATGATTGAGAAACTTAATTCATCTACATCAAGCGTTTTGCCAACAGGGTTGACGTTTACTGTTACATATGGCAACAATGCTGACTTGAACGATCCAATGACACAGTCGTCAATTGACACCGTCAACATGAACTCTAACGTTGAGTCAATCGTTGACGTGATTATGCGTCGAAACCCTGACATGACCAGGGAAGAAGCACTTGCAAAAGCAAAGCAAAACGTAAAAGATAATGAAGAAGTGCGTAATTCATCAAGCATGATGAGGGCAGGGTACTAATGGCAAAAGTTGAGAAAGTTGTCAAAAAAGAGCTAACGAGGCAAGTTTCTGAATATTCTGACAGAAAAGCAAGCGAGATGTTGAAAGACCTTAAAAAGGTGTATGAAACAGCGACAGAACGGACAAATTCTGCGTTTTTGGCTGCCATAGACTCGCAAAACGGTAATTTATCGTTTTCTGAAAGAAACCTGCGTGCGGCAGACCAAGTAATGGGTAATTTTACTAAAAACCTTGAAGCTGCCGGTTATAATG